AGTAGGAGAGTATTTCAATACTGCCCTTCTGGTAGTAGAGAAATTATCAGCCGGTCATACTGTCGTAGATAAACTTTATGATGGTGAAAATAGATACATACGATTATACAAGTATAAAGAATATGATGCAAAAGGAAAGGCAAGAAAGAAGCCAGGATTCCAGACTTCATCTAAGAGCAGACCTATTATTATAAATCGTTTTGTAGAGATGTTTGAGACTGGACAGATTCTATTAAATAGTAAGAAATTACTTGATGAAATGAAGTCATTCCAATTGGACGATACTGGCAAGCAACAGGCGGTAAAAGGTGCAAAGGATGATAGAGTTATGGCTTTTGCTATGGCTCTGGAAGGACTGGTAAACGGCATCTGGTATATTTAATGAACAGTATTTATGATAAATAAAAAATTGAAAGGAAGTTAAATGGAATATAGAGATTATAAAAAGATACTTGATGAAGCTATGGTAAGTTATGTAAACCACGGTGGGAGTACATACAATATGAATTGTGTTCTGAAGGAGTATGTTTTTTCTTATGACAATGAGTCTATGGCAGACGACCACAAGAAACACTTATCAGATAAAGCGGTACAAGCTATCTTAAAGAAAGAAACGCTGCCTAAGGGCATTAGATTAGAAAAGTGCATATGGCACAGGAAGGATTGATATATGAGAAATCCGATAGAAGCAATTAAGAATTTTTTTAGT